AACATTAGATTTTAAGTTTATAGATCAACCTACATATACAGGAACTAGGAATTCTGATTCTGAGTATCCAGTAAAGAAAATTATTGACAAAGCTAATGAAATTCAGCAAAATTCTGTTGGCGATGCGAATAAAAAGAGAGCAGCCTTTTTATCACACTTAGTTCAAAATTCTGCAGAGTTAGAAATACCAGGTAATCCATTAGTAAAACTTGGTGATATTATTAATTTGCAAATACCAAATAAGTCTCAATCAGGAAATCAAAAGGGTGCTGGCGAAACGCAATTTAATGGTAATGCATTAGTTGTAGGAATTAGACATAAAATTAAAGACCCTAGTTTTTCTCCTAGATATACAATGATATTGAGAGTTGTGAAAGCCTCTTATAAAGATCCGGATGGTGGAAATGCCTAGTTTTAAAATTGCTGAAGTAAGAAACTTTGAAGATGATCCCACGAGGTCTGGTAGATGCCAGGTCAGAATATATAATGACCAAAATGACACTCAACATATCAAAGATGAACATTTGCCATGGGCTGTTGTACTGCAACCTGTTACTTCTGCAGCTACAGCAAAAATTGGAATAATTCCTTCAGGATTGTTAGTTGGTTCTCGAGTACTGATTACATATCTAGATGATGATTTCAGCGAACAATTTCCTATAATTTTGGGTTCTCTCGGTCGTGGAGATTTACCAAAAAGTAAAGGCATTAGAATTACTTCGGATGAGGATTCTGGAGGAGAGATAAAAACCCCTGGACCAGATAATCCTGGTTGGACGAGGACGAGATAATGTCATCTGAATATGATACTTTCGACTCAAAAACCACATTAGGTAATGTCAGTCTTGGGCAGCCGTTAAAGATTGACAATACGAACCCAAACTATGCTGAGCCTCCTGACGCATCAGATAAACAAGCAACATCTTTAAAAGATGTAAGAAAAAAACACGCTCCAAATGCTGATAAAAAAACAATTGCTTCAGCATTAAAAGGTATTTTAGATATTTACAGTGTTCTGCAGGCAGTAGATCCCAGTGGCTCTTCTTCAGTTCTTCCAGGAATGGTTTCTGGTTTATCTAAAGTTAATTCTACAATGAATGCAGCTGCCCCTTCTACAAAGAAAACAGTTGTGCAAAATTCTCTTTATGGAGCTTTATGCGATCTATCTAGAAATTATGGATTTACCCGTGTAATTACCGTATTTGATACTGCATTAGCTAATGGTGGTATTTTAAATATAGCAAGTGATCAAAGATCAGTTGTTTCTACAGCCATTACAAATTTAATAAAAAATGCTAATGATAACGGTCCAGATAATATACAAATACCAGTTACATTTTCTACTGTAACCCAAATCGGAAACAATGTTCCAACGCCGATAACGAATCAAGTTCCTAGCCTTTATACTCAAGTTTATTATACTGCTAATACAGATCCATATTATGGTTATAAAAAATGGATGGCTAAAGATAATATAACTTCTGTTTATACTCAAAGAACTGTAGGAGAATTTTATTACGAAACATCCGATGATGAAATTTATAATACTTCTGTAATAGAACTAAGAACAGATCTAGATCCATATTGTAATGTTTCTGCTAATCTCGTCTTAACTGCAACTATACTTGATGGTTTCTTAACCACACAAAATACAAATGTACAAAACCATAGTATGGAAAAAACTCTTGGCAGCGGAAGTTCAAGTAGTTTTATGGATAATCTAGTAGCATTGATGGGTTATACAGGTACAATTGTAAATAAAATACAATCTTCACATTTACCAACATCAGTTTTAAATCAAAGCTCTATAAATTCTTCTCTCACTGATTATTCTAAAAACATGTCGATGCTGAAATCTATGAAAGCCAATGCATTAACAGCATTTAAGCCTGTTGCAGCTGTTAATTCATTATTTTCTGATGTCTCAGCTTTGAATAGTGTAGTTAGTAATTTGCAATCAAAAGGTCTTACTGCTGTAACAGGAAACACTGTTCGTAGCATAGTAAATAATATAAAGAGTTACACATAATGGCTGATGATAATAGTAAATTGCCAATAGATCCATGGAGTGATGGAACTATAGTTCCAAAATATGGTTGGGTGTATGGTGTTGCTGACGCTCTTGGTGGACATAATTTCATTTATAGAAATATTAGAGAACCAGATAAAAATAGTTCTCAGCATTTAAGTCCAAGCGGAAGTTATAAAACAATACATCAAGACAGTAGTAAAAAAGAAGTAGTTACGAAATTACATCCTGGCGAAACTAGAAATTATGTTGCTGGCGGTAGATCTGAACATACTGATGGTCATAAAGACATGAGTATAGAATCTACTTTAAGAGAAATCATAGTAGGAGATCATAATTTTCAGGGCGGTAGAAATGGTCTTATTGGTTATGCTGAGAATTTGATCAGGGGCGCCAAGAACGATTTCAAAGCCATTATGGGAGCGTCAGAATCTAAGTCTTATGCTACTTCTCAAGGCGACGTAGTCGAAGAACATGCTGGTAATTATCATATCAGTTATGAAAAAGATTTTGTGGCTGCTGTTCAAAATAATATGATTACTATGGTCAATAGTGGCGATTATGCATTAAATATTCAAGCTGGTAATTATGATACTCAAATATTAAAAAAAGCTAGAATTTATGCAGGTGATGATATCTTAATAGAAAGCGGAAATAGTGTGACTATTAAGGGTGGAACTAATATAACACTTCGAGCTCCAGGTGGTGTTACTGTAGTTGGAGGTTCTTTGACTGTTGCTGGCGCTATAAGCTCTGGTGTTGCTGCTACTGGAACATTCACAACATCGACTGGCCAAATAGTTTCCGTCCAAGGCGGAATTATAACTAACATATATTAAAGAGAGGCTATAATGTCATCTGAAACATCAAGTCATGATATTGCGCAAGGATCTTTGCTTGTTAATACGTATCAAATACAAGCGTTAGCGAATCAAATCAGATATACTACTTCATGTGCTGCACTAGAAATAGTTATTGGGCGAGCTTTACAACAAGTAACTGCTTTAATTGACGGAATCATTAAAACTCAAGCTGATATTCTTGCTGATTTCTTTCCTATTTTAAATTTGCCAGGTGCAAACCCATTTGCTATCGTAAAATGGATCGCTAAATTAGTTTTTGGTACAGCAGTAACACAATATTTGGCTTTTGTTCAATATACTATTCAGTTAATCCAATTGGCTTCAGCTTTAGCCGATTTAATATCAGCTATTGAGTCAGTTTCAGATGTCCTAGCAAATTGTAGCATAGCATTAGATCCTGCACTTATACTATCAGGTCATCTCACAACAGTAAACGCAGCAATTGCAACTTCTCTTACCGGCGTACAGAGTAAACATAATGCATTGCAAACAGTCGCTGGATCAGTTATAACTCTGACATCTTTTAATACATCAAATGCATCTGCATTTCAAACCAGTGTTAATACTAACTTACCACAATTTAAAACAGATGTAGCGACATTTATGGACAGTTCTGTTATTCCTGATACTGTTCCGATTTTAGGACAGGTCTTAACTGCAAATGCAACTGGAGGTCCATATTGGTCGCCTAATACTAGTCCAACAGCTGGTCAAATTTTGGCTTCGAATGGTTCTGATTTGTATTGGTCTGATAATAATATTATGCGCAATCGTATCATAAACGGCGACATGCATATATCTCAAAGGGCGACATCAGCTACAGTTACTGCAGGTACTGCCGTCCCTACTGTATCTACTGGCTATCCTTGCCTTGATCGTTGGTATGTGTATTCTACCGGTGCTAATGTAACAGCGGCGCAAGTTTCAGGTTCGAGTGTCGGTGCGAGTAACATACGTAATGTAATGCAAATAACTGGCGCAGCATCAGTTACTGAAATTGGCGTGGGTCAGCGTATAGAAAATGTTAACATTATGGACCTTTCCGGCTCAACTTGTACACTTTCAGCTTATTTGGCAGATTCACTATTAACCATAGTTACTTGGACTGCATATTCTGCAACAACTCTTAATACATTTGGTACGATCGGCACACCGACAAAAACACAAATTTCAACTGGAACATTTACTGTAACATCCACTTTCCAAAGATATTCTGCTAGTTTTAATATTCCTTCAGGGACAAATACAGGTATTGAAATCGTATTTACTGTTGGGGCGCAAACGAGTGGCACTTTGACAATAGGTAATGTACAGGTTGAAGGGGGTTCTTTTGCTAGTTCTTATGAAACTAGATCTTTTTCACACGATTTAATTTTGTGTCAGAGGTATTTTGAAATATTGAATAATTTTTATTACCTACGGACATCGAATGTCGCCAGTTTTGGTGGTAATATAGTAATAATGCAATACAAAACCACCAAAAGGACGACGCCAACAGTTGTTTTATATACTCTTACAAATTTAACTGGTACAGCTGGATCTTTAACCACAGTCATTTCATCAGTAGTGTCAACATCTACTTTATTCTCAGTTTCGCCAGACACTAGTGGTGTTTATATTTGGAATAATGGAGCATTAGCAGCTCCAAGTGATTATGCCAGCGGTTCTTTATCACTTTCTGCGGAGATTGCATAATGTTTACAAATGCAAAATATAATAAAGATGCCTTTACGGGCAACATATCTTCTATCATTGTCGATATCAATGGGATCACCAGTTTTGTGCCGATAAGTGAAGACAATGGCGACTATACTGCAATTATGCAACTTGTAGAATCTGGCGAACTTGTTATTGCAGAATCTGAGTAACATTCTTAATTTATTATAAATAATAATAAAAGGAATATCATGTCAAGAGGCAATTCTCTCATAAATAACAATAATAAGAAAGTAGAGTTAAACTCTGATTTTCTTAATAGTTTTGCTAAAACACCAGTTGGCGATCAACTAGGTCGTGTTGTGAATGAAAGAGCTATAGTCCAATCGCTCAAAAATATAATCTCCACAAATTTAGGAGAAAGACTATTTCAGCCAGAAATTGGATCTGATGTTAGGCGAATGTTATTCGAGAATATTGCTAAAGAAAACTTAACAGCGGTAAGTACTTACATACAAACTGCAATATTAAAAAATGAACCAAGAGTAAGTTTGATTAACATCGATGTTGTTGGTTATCCAGAAGAAAATGGTATAACGATAACAATCTATTATAGTTTAATAAATAATCCAGAGACGTTATCATTCACATATATTCTTAAAAGAGTTCGCTAATGGCAAATAGTTCCCTAATATTAAGTTCTCTTGATTTTGATACGCTTAAAGCGAACCTCAAACAATATTTGAGCACACAGTCTGTTTTTAATGATTATAACTTTGACGGTTCTAACATCAATGTACTACTTGATGTTATGTCTTATAATTCATATTTAAACTCATTTTATTTAAATATGGTCGCTTCCGAGATGTTTCTCGATTCAGCGCAAAAATATGACTCAGTTGTATCACATGCTAAAGAGCTTAACTATCTTCCAAGAAGTACAAAGTCTTCTTATGCTGAAGTATCATTTAATCTCTCAACATCAGGAATTACTGGATCTTTAACGATTCCAAAAAATACCAGATTCACAGGATACAATTCTAACGGTACTTACGTATTTACTACTAATAAATTACAAACATATACATCTCAAAATTCTACTTATAGTGTAACATCTTTGAAGATATACGAAGGTGCATATTTTCAAGACACATTTGTTGTAAATTATAATATAGAATCTCAAAAATTTACTTTGACAAATCAATACATTGATACAGATAGTATCGAAGTTACGGTCTTAGAAAATAATGGTGCTAATACGACAGTTTTTTCTCGGGCAAATAATCTTTATGGGTTAGATAGTGTTTCTTCTGTATATTTTATACAACCAGCACAAAATGGATTATATGAGATAACTTTTGGCGATAGCCTTTTTGGTAGAAAACCATTAAATACTTCTGTACTAGTAGTAACATATAGAGTTTCTTCGGGTACTGATGCTAATGGCACAGAAAGTTTTGTTTTAGACACAGATCTTTCTGTGATAAACAAAGGGGTAGTAAGCCCAGGTAGAATAACAGCAAATACCATATCAAATAGCGGATCAAATGCAGAATCAATCGATTCTATAAGATATACAGCTCCTAGATATTTTGCCACTCAACAGAGAGCAGTTTCATCTGATGATTATTCTTCTTTAGTTTTAGCAAACTTTGGCGATCAAGTTTCTGATGTTATAGTTTATGGCGGCGAGACTGTAGAACCAAAGCAATATGGTAGAGTAATCGTTACAATAAAGCCATCTGGCGCTACAGTTGCACCAGATTACTTAAAAAGTCAAATTTCTAGTTATCTTAAAGATTATATTGTGCTGCCAAATAGAGTATTAATTGCTGATCCAGATTATTTTTATTGTTACGTAGATACTAAAGTACAATATGATAAAACAATAACTACCAAATCTGCTTCCGATTTATCTTCATATGTTCTTAATTCTATAACAACATATAGTTCAGATAACTTAGAAAAATTCGCAAATGATTTAAGATATAGTAGATTAGTTTCTTCTATTGATAACACAGATACTAGTATAACAAGCAATGACACTAATTTAAGATTAATCAAGCGCATTTCACCTTTATTGAATTCTAATGTAAATTATACATTATCATTGAATAATTCATTATACGACCAACAAGATCCTATATCTTCCGACCAACATATTTCTTTTTATGGTTCACTATACGAAACTCATTTTGCACATGCTTCTGTGATTTCTTCGAAGTTCACTTTTAATTATAATGATGTTGCATACGCTTTAAGTTATTTCGAGGATGATAGTTTAGGTAATATAGATGTATATGCTCCGATAGGCGGAACAGTAAAGAAGCTTGTAAATATCGGAACAGTTGATTACGCTAATGGTATCATAAAATTAAACAATTTAAATTTAAATTATTACGGGAATTATGTTTCTGTTTATTGTAAAACAGCAAATAAAGATATTTACGCAAATCAGAATAAAATAATTCTAATCGAACCAAGCGATATAACCATAACAATGTTAGAAAAACAAGTATAATGGAATTCTCAATAGAAAAATATATATCGAACTTTGTAGAAAGTCAGTTCCCTCTTTTTTACCAAGAAGAGGGTCCTAACTTTATTTTGTTTGTGAAAGCTTATTATGAATGGTTAGAAACTTCTGGTAATCCTATTTACGAAGCAAGAAGTTTACAAGATTATAGAGATATCGATAATACTCTTGAAGAATTTCTAGAACATTTTCAAAAAAAATATCTATATGGTATCCCTTTTAGTATCATATCCAACAAAAGATTTCTTCTTAAGAATATCCTTGATGTGTATCGTTCTAAAGGTACAATACAATGCTACAAGCTTTTATTTAAACTTATCTATAATCAAGATGTTGAAATATATTTACCAGGAACAGATATATTAAAAGCTTCTGATGGTAGCTGGCAAGAACCTTTATATCTAGAATTATCTGACAATGGAAATTTAAATTCATTCGTTGGCAAAACTATCATTGGTACTGTTTCTGGAACAACTGCAGTTGTCGAGAGCTATTCTATAGAACAATTTAATCTCAATAAATTAAACATATTATACATATCAAATGTTCTGCCTAAAGGTGGTGATTTTAATATTGGCGAAACTATTGTTATCGCTGGTCAACAAAGTAACACTGCAGCTACTGCATCAGCACCAACTATTTTAGGTTCATTAGATTCTATACAAATTATTAATGGCGGTCAAAATTTCATAATTGGCGATCAAATTAAAATTGCCGGAAAAGATCCATCATCTGGGCAGAGTATAGCTTATGGAGTTGATGGTGTTGTAAAAGTAAGTGGTACTTCTAAGGGTGCAAATTCTTTAACATTTAATATATTAAGCGGAGGTGGTGGTTTTTTATCAAACGCTCATATATTCATTTATAATGGAAGTACAGACACTAGTGGAAAGGGCGCTTACTTTACTATTAACCCAGTAATTTCTTCCCAAAATACAACTTATAACACTGATTTAATTTGTGATTATATGTTTAAAACTCTAGACGCTACAGCTTATAATTTTCCTACAAATGCAACTTCAAACTCTGCGAATTTATCTTCAACTATTAGTTCTGCTCTTAATTTTGTAAGTAATAACTTTGGTTCTATTGGTAGTTTTGATATAGTAAGAACAGGAAATGGTTATTCGCTTCCTGCTAATGTGTTTGTCAGATCAGTTCAGTATTCTGCTCGAGCCATAGCAAATAATTCAGGTGGTCTTGGTAACGTTGTTTATAGCACCACAAGCAACACAGTTACAGGAACAGGAACAATATTCACGAGCATATTTGCAAATGGTGATGTTATACATTTAAGGTCTAATGGTGCTATAACTGATGGGTCTGCAGATCAGGTTCAAATTATAAAACAAGTTGTTAGTGATACCAGTATTACATTGTATGGAGCACCATCATCCAATTCTACCTCTAATTCTGAATATAGGGCAGCTCCTTCTATCATACAGTCCCAATTCAGTTATTATGAAACACAAGCTCGAGCCACTGCTGGTTCTTTAAATGGTCTAAATGATAACATAACATCTACAGTTTCTTCAGGTAATGGTATTATAGGTACTACCAAAATTGTAAATTCTGGTAAAGGTTATATAGATAAACAACAAATAACAGCATATCTGTATTCTGGCGTTTCTGGTGTTAATATCATTTCTGGTGGTATTGGTTACTCTAATGGAGAACCTCTTGTTTTTTCAGGTGGTGATCCTGGCACTCGCGCTAGTGGATATGTCAATACAGATTCTTATGGAACAATAACTTCTGTAACCTTTCCGTTTAAGGGGTCTGGTTATAGCTCGATACCAAATGTCAGAGTACAAACTGCAAATGGCGCGGGAGCTAAATTAACTGCTGTATTAACTGAATTTAATATTCAAAGGCAAGTTACAGGAACAATTATTAAACGTGGAATTGGTAAGGGAAGAGGCTATTGGACAACTACCAGAGGATTTTTAAATTCTGATAAATATGTTCAAGATAGTTATTATTATCAAGACTATTCTTATGAGTTAAAAGTTGCTAGTATTTTAGATAAATATAAGAATATTCTTTATAACACATTCCACAGTTCTGGTTCTGAGTTATTTGGTAAGTATTTGTTATTAGACAATAGTTCTTCAAATGTTAGCATATTTTATTCGAATAATATTGCAAATACAACAGCACCTATAACGTATTTGTCAGCAGATATTACAAGTGTGACTTCTGACGCCGAAACATTTCCTAGATTTACAGTTAAGGCAAATACGCAAGGGTTTAGCAATACAACTGATACTTTGATTCTTACAAATGCAAATACATACGTAACAGTAGGAAACAGGATTTATTATGGAGTGCCAGCTGGAAATACAGCAATTACTGGATTAACGGGAAATACTTATTATTATGTCAGTTTTGCTAATAGTACACAAATTGCTGTTTCTGCTACATTAGGTGGCGCTAATGTTGACATTACTTCTGCGAATATAACTTCTCTTGAAGTGCATTCTATAAGAACCAGTATAACAGTCGATCAATATTACATTTTATAGGGGTTAAATTTTGGCACAAGTACCTATTAATTTTGGAGCAGCCAATAATGATGGCACAGGCGATCCTATAAGAGTAGCTATGAGATCTATCCAGAATAACTTTTCTGAATTGTATGGAA